GTGTAGCATAGCGGTGCCTCATGTTTTTTTGAATGTCTGAACATAATAAGAGCTTATTACCCTAATGTAAACTATTATTTAAAGGCTATAAATTCTTTCTTGGAAATCACTTCATCAACGTATCGTTCAATAGGTGCTGGCACTACATAGCCATCTGAGAGCTTGAGCATATTGTTTTCTGGGTTACTGTTTACAATAACAATCTCTACAACTTCCAGCCATTCTGGTTCGCCCACCAGTGTTACATAATCGCCTTGGAATATAATCAATCCTCTGGCTTTCTCTTTCGCTCTAAGCTCGTCATACTCTCGCTGAGTTAGCATCTCGAAGCTATCCAAGTGATTATCGTCACAATATGTTTCGTGAGCTTCATCTAGCGTCTGCGGTGCTGGTTTTAAAGTATTCATATCCCCTCCAAGGGTAGCCCCCTTTCGGGGGCGGTTGAATTAAAAGTTGAAGTCATAAAAAGCGTATGGATTTTCTTGTAACCCGAAGCGGCTACCTTTATATGTCCAGTCGTCGCTGTTTTTCTTTTTGCGGATGCGGATGATAGGGTTCTCAGTGTTAGTTTCGTAAGTAACTTTCTGAGCGCGTTGATTAACTACATGACCCATGTAGCCGCCAGCTACTTGTTCTAAATGACTAATATCGAATTGTGTAGCCAGTTCACGTATTTCTAAAGTCTTGTCGCTAACTACCTTAATTATTTCGTAAGCTCTAACATCACTGTAGCCGTACTCAGAAACGTGTGTGTAGTTATAGGTTTTTGAAACTACCTTATATTTTGAATTTTTAAGAAGTTTGTTAAGGTGAAGAATGCATTCCTGATTATCAGCTTTTGTAAGTTCTGACTTGATGTAATCTGTCCAGCTTTTCTCTTCACGTTGCATCCACTGCGTAGCTTCTTCTTTGGTGTCGTACGCTTCGCGGTCTTGTTTCCAGTTAAAGACAGCAGTATCAGTCTCATCATAGTGAGTCATGGTATATTGTGAAGTGAAATATTTGGTTGAAGTAATCATAGCGGTGCCTTATTGTTTTTTGAATGTCTAACTATAATAAGAGCTTTTTACGCTAATGTAAACTATTACTTATTTAATTTCACCTATCCGCCATTCTTCTACTTTAATTTGTTCTTTAAGGTCGCGGGCAAAAGCTATAACTTCTTCTCTGTCATATCTCTTAGCTGGCCTCCATGCCATTCGCTCCATTGCTTTAACTCGCCTCTCGCCATAGGTGTCTACCATCCACTGCCTATATCGTAAAACGTAGTGAGCCTGCTTCATGCCCCAGCAGTTGCAATGAGGGCATTGTGGATTTATGTTAAATTCTGCAAGCTTGAAGATAGTCCTGTGACGCGGTATAAAGTGACCGCCTTGAAGGTTTTTGTAGTGGTCCACCTTATCGCAGGTTACGCACTGGGCGTAGCCATTGTCATCTGCCGCTTTTAGTCTAACCAGCCGCTGTAAGAGTTTGGCTGCTTTCTCCATCTCTTGCGCGACTGTGGTTTTCTTCTTAGCTTTCTTCGCCATATTCCAGTTCCAGTAACAGCTCACAATAGTGGATGGCTTTCCTTATATCTTCAGCTCCGTTTTTACTGCCATGTCTAGTGATATATTTAACCACGTTACCCTCGCAGTAGTCCAAGCTGTTCTTATAGATGTACTCAATTGGCTGTATTGCTAATTGGTAATGGCTGCCGCCAGTCTGTTTACTTAGTGCGTTCATTACTTTATATCCCGAAAGGTTACTGCTTTCCATAGGTCTTGGTAGCAACTTATGATTTGCTTTCTTTCCTCCCAGCATATAAGAACTGGAATATAGATAGGCGAAATAACCAAATAAACCAATCCTAAAAAAAACCGTTTAATTTTTTTACCTTTATCTTTATTCAATGTTCTATCTCCTCAGTGTTCAGTGTAATTTTTTCAGGGTCTTGCAGGTCACAGCGTGGGCATAAACCATAAGCGTCCCCATCAGACCCAAGCCAATAAGTAAGAGGAAGAGCACAGTCCTCACAATATAAACGAGTAAGAGTAACGGTGTGAGTAGGAAATTTCGTAACATTACTCATCCCTCCACCTTAATTTTAACGCGTGAATCTTCACCATTGTCTTTGTGGTAGACCACTGCTGTCATAGAGCGCTCCGCACCGTAGCCTGAGTCACTATGCCACTGGTCGGTAGCTGTGAGGCTGCCCCAGTGCTCAAAGTGCATTGAGCCAACTTCTCTTGCTACATGGTGGTGAATATGCCCAAGATGGCAGTATCGGTTCTTAGACTCTGCCCATTCATCATCAAGGTTCTTAATCACTGTTTGTAGAATTTGTTCGTGCTTAATGCGGTCGCCATGGTGGAACACGAATAGATTATTGTGCCACTGATAAGAAATGAATTTACTGTAGTTCTGAACAATTTCCACCCTAGGGTCTTTAGTATACAACAAGTCTAGGCAGCTGGATAAGTGACAAGCCATATCATAATCGTGGTTGCCCCTAACATTAACCACAACCACTTTCTTGTGTGTTAATAACATCTTGTCAATCAATATATTAAATAGCCTACCTGCCAGTTTAAAGGTTTTGCCAATTCGTGTGTCTACATCTACTGGCGTTCCTTTAGTTGTAGTATTAAAACTACTATCTGCATGGAAAAAATCACCCACATTTAATAAAACACCTACTTCAGCATTACCAACACGAGTTGATAGCTTATCAGTAGCATTTATAAGAATTTCTGTTGCTATCTTTATGTCCCAGTCGTCATCATCAACCTTGGATTCACTATCAGCCAACATTCCAAAGTGGTGGTCACCAATCATATACATAGCTAGATAGTCAGAATTAACTTGCTCAGGCTCTGGGACAGGTTGTTTATACCCTGAAAGGTCTTCTTTAACCCCATCAATCATCAAAGCAAGTCGCTCTTTCATGTTGACCTTTTCTGGCTCCTGAATTACCCACTGAAGGGCTACTGAACCATCTTCTTTATAAGCTGTTGAAACACGTTTAGCTTCAAATCCTTCTGCGGTCTGGTGTACTAGGCTGCGGTGTGGTGCGACTCCCTTGGCTGCGGCATATCCCTCAATCCGCTTTACAGTCTTATCAAGCCCACGCCTGTTAATGCCCAGTGCTTCAGCTGCTTTGGTGTTGGAGCCATGCTTAATTACTGCCTCTAACACTCTGGTCTGTGATTCGCTTTTTGCAAACTCCAATAACGTGCGGGGGTCTATTCTGTCCATTATTTCACCTGTTGATTTGATAAAGTACGATATTCACTTTGAGCTGGTATTGTTAAAGCTAACCCTAAATCAAATGCCCAATTGTAAACTTGATTCATAAAATGATGCATTTCACCCTTATCTAGATTACTTGTATGTCTTAATTGGTCTTTAATTACTGTCTTACCTATAGTCACATCTTCAACACCTAGGAATAACTGCTTAAGTAATAGTTTAACATTTTCTTTAGTGTAAGAAGGGTCGCGAGCAATCACCCATTGAGATAAATCAGCAACCCATTTATGGAACAAAGCATTTTGACTTGTGGTTCGTGGGTTAACGTATGGAGTTAATTTAACAACGCAGGCTGAGGAATAATCCCAGTTTTCAAACTTATCTACTAAATCAGGCAGTCTTTTTTGAATTTCATCTCGATGGTTAATTTTAACATATACGCCTTGACTCATAGCTTTCTCCTTAGCCACTTATCAGAAAGCTTTTCAGTTTCAGTTTCAAGTTGTTTAATATCCTCTTTCCTTATCTTTTGATAAGCACGATTGCGGTCACCGTTTTTCCATAGGTATTCATCAATGCAAGTCTTTTTATGTTTAAGCCTTCCACGCATAGTTGACTTAGCAACACCACAAAAATCAGCATATTCCTGCATTGTGTAAGCCTTACCATAGATAAGACCTTCTAGCTCACCATGATAAATAATACTCATAATGCTTTTGCTAACCACTGTTGACTAAGTTTCATCACTTCATTCTCTAACCTATCAGCTACATGACCGCCAATTTGCCAATGGTCTGGTTGGTCACCGTTTCTGAATTTAGTTTGAACTGGACCTAACTGTGCGTTGGTAATTTCTGTTTTACCTCGCATTCTGGAGTGCATGGTCTTTGGATTAATATCAATGATACGACCAACTTCAGGTAAGGAATAACTTGCAC